GGCTTGCTGTCAACGAGGTTTTCGCTGGTCGGATGAATGGAATAGGGTCGTGGGCCCCATCGGGATGAAATCCACTTCCCGTATGCTGCACATGCGCGAACCTTCCAATGAGGAACCGGAGGTGGTGGATGCGGCCGTTATCCGCACTGCTCTTGAGGAACTTGTATTCCATGGTCGCACGGAGTTTGATCGTGTTTCTCCCTTGATCTGGGAGGCGTTGGTGAAGTCGGGCCAGGAGTGTTATCACTCCCCTTTGCCCTCATACGATTCCGTGTTGGCAGACCTTCTGGCGAGGTACCCGGCCAGTCCTGACACCCCCGAGAATAGAGCCCACAAAGCGAAGTTTCTCGGTACAGCACCCGACGCTGTGCTTTCTGAGCGTCAAGGGGAGTCAACCCCTGCCGTGATGGCAATCGAAAACCTACAGACCGTCTGGTTACCCAACGACGACAGGACAGTCGTCTCAAGGCTCTCGGACTGTGGACAGTCCTGTGAACCGGACCATGATCTAGGTCCGGTAGACATACCTCTAGAGATCCACACAAATCACGATATATCCAATCAGAGCGAATCGGAAAGTACCGAATCCACTTCCGTCCAGCTCCAAAACCTAGAGATTCAAACCCCAGACGCTTCTTCGCAACAAGTCTCGATTCCCTCATCGCTTTTCCCTGCCATCCAGTCTATTAGTACCAGCGACAGCATGGAGGACATGTCCATGAGGCCTATCAAGCTCTTCACCATACCGTGGAATGTCGGCGAGTCCTTCGAGAAGCACTTCAACCCCTGGTCACTCATATTGACCAACCAGTTGATATTGAACAAGACCCAGTTCTATCGGTTCTTCCAGGGGGAGCTAGAGATCACGATTCTCGTCGATGGGACCACCTTTCATTCGGGACTCGCCTGGGCTACCTACATCCCTCTGAGAGCTTACGACGAATTCACGCAGTACACCCGTGACGTGGAGCCAGACCTCGTCGAGATGTCCCAGCGCATGCCCTTGTCCATATCTCCCAGGAATTCACAGGGTGGAACGATGATCATCCCTTTCATGTACAACAGGGACCACTTGGACTTCCTTTCTGACTCCATGGACAAGCTCGGGACAATGACGGTTAAGTCCATCGTCCCCCTCCGCATGGCGAACGGAGGCAGCCAGCCAGCCACGATCACCGTCCTGGGAAGGCTTAAGGCGATGAATCTGTCCGTCCCAACTACTCACGCTTTTAGCGTGAAGAATCAAGGCTATTCCTCACCGGCATCATCGAATCAGGAAGTCACGACAAGTACTCAAACTGGCGCCCCTCACCCCATAGCTTCAGCTCGCCCCGGGCAGGTCAGAACCTCGGCGGCTCAGATGTGGCAGGCTCGCCAGAGTACCAGGTATTCAGACTTAGGTCAGATCGAGACCTACATCGCAGCCGTCAACTGGTCGAGCAATTCGGGTCAAGACACGGTACTTCAGTCGCTCAGGTGTAGCCCCTTCCACGGCTTGACCAACGGTCCCCCCGGACTGGGACAGGAATTTCATTTGACTCCTGCTGCTTGGTGCGGCCTGCCCTATACCAACTGGAGTGGGACCGTCAGATACAGGTTCGAGATCGTTTGTGCGCCTGTTCATCGCGGCAAGCTGATGTTCACCTGGGATCCCCTTTACACGGTCACAGACGGGAACTACAATCGGAATTATTCGACCATCATCGACATCGGCACAAACACGGAACATCGAGCGGAAATTGGGTGGGGACAAGATCTCCCTTATCTCCCCACCATCACTGGAATGTCCCAGATCGTTGGTCAGAGTTCAACCGAGTACACCACTCCTCTCCCGCATGCCAACGGGGTACTCACCATGTCCGTTTTCTCGCCTCTTGTCATCCCTGACGATCAGCAGGAGGCCAACGTGACCATCCTGATTTATGCCAGCATGGGTCCTGACTACAAGTTGGCTGTTTTGCGCCCAGCCCTCTTCGCGATGAACACCATGAAGAACTCGGACAACCAGGATGCGCGCGAGGCCGGGCTCATACAAGCCTCCAATCC